CCACCCACTTTGGGCTTCTCCAGTATCAATAGGTGTATTTGCCTTTAGAGCATTAAGCATTTTAATATTTTGAGCATCAAAGCCCAAAGCAGATTCACCATTGAATTTCTTCTTGATCATCTGCTGAGTCTCTTTAATACCCTTTACCTGGATCTTAATCATAAAGTCTCCAGTATATCTAACTTCTCCCCTCCCTTAGCGGATAATATTTTCTGAAATATGAACGAATTTCTCAGGTTCATATTGTTCTTAGTTTCTATGCCATCCATTACAGCTTTGATAGAACTGAACATTTCAGTAGGTTTACGTTTGTCACCAAAGGCTTTAAGCAATTGACTAAAACGTAGATCATCCCGCCAACCAATTGGTCTCTGGTCGAAGAAAGCTAGCCATGTGTTGTATTCCTCAAATGAGAGAGCTTCTAGTTGAGCCTTTGAGACCATACCTAGCATAAGCATAAGTTCTCTATCAACTATCTCTTCATCTGCTAGCTTACGTTTCCCGCTTCTTTCATGCCAGAGAATTCCATGATCATGTCAGAAAGGCTCTTCAACTCATCGAAAGGCATTTCAGCAAAATCGTCATCGCTCATCGTAAGGGCTTCTGGGACGGATGTCTTTACAACATCAATCATAAGCTCCAAACCGCCGTCACCTGTCTCACGATCAATAGATGTGGCTAGTTTCTGAATGCGTTTAACAGAAGCTACAGAAAGCTTTGATATCTCGACTTCATCAGTCATGAATTTTACTTTCTTAGTTACTGATTTATTTACCAGTTCTTTAAATGTCATCGTCATTTTGTATTACCTCATATGGGTTATTTTTAAGAATTTTTTCAACAGCAGCTTTTAGCTCCTGCAGCTCAGAAAGTGTCATGAGAATTTCAAGAGATTTATCTTGACTATTTTCGAAGAGCTTAATCTTACGAACAGTCTTAGCTATGCTAAAATTAATATTATTGAGCATACGCCGCGAAGTTGCGTTCATGACAAACTTTCTGTCAAACTTTGGCTCATTCATTAGTTGTATTCCTTAAAATTGGGCTACCCGAAGGCAGCCCATTTAATTACTCAGTATACGCCCCAAAGAATGCAGATTGAACTGAGATAGTAACAGTTGAAGTGTTAGAGTCAGTCAAAGAAGGACTGACCAACAGAGCTTCAACTTTACCAACCCAGTAGAATTGGCTATTCTGAACGCTACCAATACCAGCAGCGCCAGTTTCGTAACTATCAGGCTCTGCATTCAAGATTGTAAATCTCAATACGCGTTGAATACCGTCACCAACCATATCGCCAAGGATAGTATCAGCAGCCCACTCAGAAGGAACATAGTTGAGTGTCAACTCGATAGTAGGTGCATCTGATTGCCCCTGAATCTGTTGAGATGTTTTGGAACCGTAAACCGGCACGTTTACGATGTTTGGTGGTGTACCAATAGACGGAAACTCTCGTACATTAGTAATACGTACGAAAGTAGCTGCGCCCTTTGTGCCGCCAGCTGAAGTGATCTCTTCACCGAACAGCGCCTGAAACTCAGTTGCTGTGTCAAGAGCAGCTAGAGCTGAAGCTGAGAGGTCAGTTGAGGGGGCGGCTATGGAAATGTCTGTAAAAAGACCAGCTCCAATTGAGGTAATTTGCGCCATGTTTATAAAACTCCAAAGAAATTAAAAGGTACTGTGTATTGCATTCTTGAAAGATTAGGATTTTGAGAGTCTTGGCCAAAGCCCTGCACTGAACTGTCTGTAAATTGTACAGTTTGTCCTGCTATAGTTGAGCGACTCTTATTCACTAAAAATTTATCAAGAACGTCTGCTAGTTGAAAGCCTCTTTTAGGTCCACTGCCATGTACAAAGAATATATCAACAATCACGACTCCAGCTACAGAATTGCGATTTAGACCTTTACCACTAGGCACGATGTTTGCTCTCAGAAATTCTTCTTCACTGGAGGTTTTAGTATAATCTTGAGGGAAGATTCTTACACCTTCGTTGACCCAATCACTAGAACCAAAAATTGAAAAAATATCTGATGAAAGTCTTTCATACTTACCCATTAGCCCTCCTTAGACGCATCGACATAAAACATAAACCGATCCGACCTAATTACGTTGTTAATAGTGTAAGTAGCTGTTGCTAAGGTAATTTTATCACCTTTATTAATGGCTGTTATCTCTGAGGCCCTAAACAATAAACTGTGAGTGATTACTTTCCTGTCATCAGACCTTTTAGTCGATTCCAGAGGGATAACCTTAACAGTAATTGGTACAGCATCAGTAGTTGTTGCAGCACTTGCGTTAAAATCAAACGCATTAGAAGTAACTTTTACTAGAGTGCCATCTTCAGCCAAGTCTTTCACGAGTTTAAATGCAGTGGAGAGGCTCTTGTTGATGAGGTTTTTATAACTCATTAATTAGCCCTCCACCATATATTTGTCCCGCGCAACAGTAAAGGCTTAATCTGTCTCTTAACAGTTGCAGGTATAGTAGATGAGGAACGTATATCAGTGAGATTAATTCCACCAATAGATATTGAATCTACGTTTCCAATATTATCTAGAAGACCATCGTTATTAAGAAAATGATAAGCAAGCTCGAACTCTGCCACATGCAATCTTTTAACTGCGTGGACAGAGTTTAACTGTGTCATGCTACCAAGTCTAGGCTCGAAATACTCACCTGTTCTTGGATGGGTTAGGTCTTGGGAATCACTTATAGCAACACCACCCCAAGGCTCATCCTCAAGAATGGCTGTTGCAGTTATTAATGCTTGTGACCTTAATTCAGGCGTAGCATCAATATAAGCAGCTGCATCGAGTCTATCCTCAAAATAGGTATCGGCTTCTTCAAGCGATCCGTGTGAGTTCACTCCTTTAATAAGCGCCATAAGTGTCCCCTCGAAACTTAAGAGTGGAAGACTGGCAAGATGCCAAGACTGAGAGCAGAATGAGCTTTACGCTGCCAAGTGCCTACAGTAGATGCCAAGCCAGATGCAGCAGTAGTCAGAGCCTTCGGAGTTGTACTTTCAACAACATACTTGTAAGAAGGATCAGCTGGGAAATCATCTTCAGTACCCTGCCAGTTGTAACCAGCGGGCATCAGAACATAGCCCCAACGATACCAGATAGAAGTAGTACCGCCGCCTTTAAAGGCAGCCGCTTTACGCTCAATTTCTACATCTTCATCAATTGGGATATTCTCCATTGCAACTGCACCTGGCAGAACAATGAACGAAGTCTTAGAACCAACGATGTCCACGCCTGGGCCTGTGTTCAACTTAGTCAATTCGGTTGCAGACATACTCTGTGTGGCACGAGTCTGAATAAGACGGAGTTTACCATTAAACAAGGTGTTGAACATGATGTTGCCATCTTGTACACGGTCTTGATCCACCAAGTTGGCAGAGCGAAGCGACGCCATGACTTCAGGAGAAGTAACCAAGTAGAAATACTCAGGCTCATAATCCTTATAGGCCATACCGATTGCATTTAGGAAGCCCTCTGCACGAGCAGCACCCTGACTTGCGGAGGTAGCGGCCACAATAGGCTTAGCAGCACCCAAATCGACATAGAAACCATACTTCTTATCAGTAGGGTCATTTTCAAAAGTCTGACCACCTAAACCTGTAGAGCCGGAACCGGCTGCAGCACCGTTGAGTGCCTCAGAGATAGCTACACCCTTCAAGACTGACAACAGAGAGTTGTGCTCATCCTGTGAGCGGTGCTCAGAGAAGTCACGACCAATCTTGGCCAGACCATCCTGTTGAGTCACAACCTTCTGCAGGTTGACTTTAGTTCCACCATAGGTACGTACAGTTTTGATGTATCGCAGAAAGTCTGAGGCGTATGTAGAAGGAGTACCATCAGTGTCATCAGTCAATGATGCAACGTTAATAGTCGGGTTCATAGGCTTAAACCAGCGAACCTGACCAATGAAGGTCTCAGTGTTTACATCAATCTCAGGATTAGAACTGACGATATCAGTAGTAGAAAGTTTCTGGGCATTGGTGTATGCTTCATCGGAATACGCACCAATCACTTCTTGCAGTACGAAATTGTCAGCACCAGCAAGGTTAGTTTTTACTGTCATTATTTAACTCCTAGTTACTCCGGCGTCGGATATTTCCTTTACGCGCACGAGCAAGTACTTCTTCTTGAGATAGATCAAACAATGATTTATTGTCAGAAGATGTTATTTGGGTTGAGGTTGTTGACAAATCACCAGTTCCAGAGTTAGTCTTAGCTTTGAACAAGAACTCGTTTGCGGGATTCTCAGAAAACGCCTGTGCATAATCAGTAATAGATATGCCGGACTTGTGAAGCCATTCGCCCTTCTCATCCTGTACGAGGTCTTTAACAATCTCTTGTTGGGCAAGTTTCCGTGCATTTTCATTTTTGAAAGTAAATACGGAAAGGGAGTCACGCAGTTCAATATCACGAGTAAGCTCAATTGTACGTTGCTTTAGGGCTTCTTTTTCTGCACGTTCTTGAGTTAGCTGAAGTTCATAAGCTTCGTTACTCTTTCCAGCCTCTTTCAAACGCTCAATCTCTAACTCACGTTCTTTTTGCTCCTTAGCTGCCAGACTTGCAGCAAGCTTATCACGCTCACCGTAAGCACGATCCAATTTTTCTTTCATCTCTTTCACAGCTTCACGAATCTTAGCATCTGCAGGACTTTCTAGAGGTGCCTTGGTTGAAGGTGCTTCTTCAAGAGCACTATCTTTTACAATTGGATCATCATCTGTTACAGTAGTATCTGTCATTTTTATTTCCTTTGAGCACAGCTCATAAGCGTAAGGCACAGCCTTACTAAATTCATATACCAGACTATTACAGCAAAGTACAACTCTACTAAATTAATAGCCTGGGTTAATTTAACTAGTTAACACCGTACCACCCATAGTTCTCGCTGAAGTCATCCTTGATGTTTCTTAGTATGTCTTCGGTCTTTAGAATATCCTCCTCAGTGAGAAGCTTATCACCAACCTTAGATTTACCAGCAACAGGTATCAAGCCTAGCTTTATAGCTTCCTCCAAATAAGCATCATACTTACTACGAGGCAGACCACGCTGCAACATCTCATCTAGTGTCATCTTGATTGTATTGGCTTCAAGAACGTCAGCATACGTACTCCTTAACGCTCTCCTTGCAACTATCATATCAGCCGCATTAGTAAAGAAGGCATCATGAATAGTAGAGGTAGCTGTGTTAGTCTTCTTACCCCACAGGTGAAACTGCTTGACCAAAACGGCATCGTTAGAATGGTTACCATTAACAGCATAAGCCGTCCTAGCCTTTACGATATCAGCTATATCGTTGATCTTACCTGATTTATTAAGAGTTTCATCTAGCCAAGAACTCGATGTCTTCTGTGAAACTTGAAGAATGTTCGTAGTCCACTTACCAAACTTATCCTTATAAAGAAGTTTCTCTTCAAAAGATTGGGTAAAATTCTGCTCTAATATCTTACCATTAAAATTTACCCAAGGAACATTAGTCCAGCTCTGTGGTAATTTATTGGCCTTAAAAATTTCCATCTCCCATATCTTTTTAACTTTAGCAATAGTAACATCATATACGACACCTGTACGGCGTGTCTCAGGGGCTGCAACACCATAAAGAACTTCAGAAAGACTGCCATTGGGCTTCCACCAGCCATACCTTTTCAGAAATTTCTCTGACAGTGCCTCACCAGCCTTGAGACCTAATATCTCACTTGCTCTATCAGGTAACACATAACCTTTTTTCTTACTCCCTCTTATGCTAGTCTTGAGGACCGCCTCCCAATCAAACGCTGACTTACTGGGATCAGCAGAAGTAAGATAATCTGCTGCAAGCCTGCCAAGAAATTTGGTAAAATCTTTCAAGATCGGTACTTGCTCAGCTAGATGCCCACTCATTATTTGAGCGATTTGTTTAAAATCATCTGGTGTTACAGTTTTGTTGTAAGTCTGGGATAGCTTTTCAATCAAATCTCTAGTCTTAGGATCAAGAAAATACAATTGTTCCATAAGCTCATGGCCAGGTGATGTCCCTTTGTTAAATATGTCTCTAATATTGGTTCTAAGTGCCCTGAGCTCTAAAGCAGTCTCTGGTGCAAAGCGATCATATCGTGCTGCCCTAGCTGAAATCTCGTTAAGAACGGTATCACGATCAGAGGCTTTTACAATAAGGGTGCCGGGTGTCCTGTCCAAAATCTTAGCAAGCTTTGCCTCGACATTCAAGATACCAGTACGCTCACCAGCGCCATATAGGGTCACCATGTTTTGGGCTTTTGCGGCTTTCCTTAAATCTTTCTCAGTTAACCCCAGCTTCTCGTTTAAGACCTGGAATCTAGGATCATTGTAAGTAGCTAATGCTATCTCATCGTATAGCCGCCTCTTCTGAGAAGTGGGCACTACATTAGAAAGTTCTGCTAGCTGCTTATTCTTAGTTGTAAGCGCAATGATCTGAGCACCTGATGACGAAGCATCTTGCTCAAGCGCTAAGGCTGTCTTGTATCCCGACAATCTTTCTAAGTTAGCATCAGAGTAGATTGCTTTAAGATTAAGCGCCTCAGATGTTACACCTTCAGTTTTTAGGAAACGATCTATCTTAGCCATCTCAATAGCAAACCTAAAGAATTTACCTTGCTCCTCCCCATCTACCCTTAGTACTAAAGGGTGCTGTAAGATAGCACGTAAATCAGCTGGTTTAGCTCTTAGCATATGATTACCAATAGCAACCATATCATCATTCCACATTTGAGCAATCTTTTGCCTACCTGTGAATGTTAAGCCATCAAAATCTTTTTCAAAGTAGTCATCAAGGCCACCTAAGAAAGAACCTACTTGATCCCTGAGGTTTAAATAGGCTTCTTTGCTAAAGGCTTTTTCTTGCGCCGTATTAAGAAATGGTCTAAAAGTCTCCCCACTTTGAGGACCAATAAAACCGCGATCATAAATACGAGCCCTATGATCAATAAAGGGGTTATTAGAAAAAGATTTACCACTATTTCTGAGCCACTCCATCGCTTTGATTCTCTCATAGCTGTCGCCTCTAGCTGCCATGTACTTACGATATTCATTAAGCTCATTAAACTTTTT